ATCAACTGTCCTAGCAGACGTAGTAGCGATGGTGTGGGAATGTGCTACTACACGGAGATATTATTATGGCGCTTACAACTTTCCAAGGTCCCGTTCGCTCATTGAACGGCTTTATTTCAGACGGTCCCGGTGCGATCAAAGCGATCTCAACCGCAACCGCAACTCTCGATGACGTCAACTACGCTGGCCGCATCATCAACATCACTGCCGCAACGACCACGATTACGCTGCCTGCGCTTAACGCGACTGCTGATCCGTCTTCTGCTGGTCCGGGTTCTGATCCAAACAGCCCCAACAACCTCGGCACTGAATACACGTTTTTCCTCCCCACTGCCGCTACTGCGGTTAAGGTCATCACGGCTTCGGGCAACTTCTTGTTGGGTTCGGCGCATATTGGCCTCAGTGCTGGCGCGGATACCACCTTCTTTGCTAACGGTACGACTATCCGCTCGATCAACCTTGATGGTACGACTACCGGTGGTATCGCTGGTTCATACTTCACCATCACGGCTGTCACTGCAACCCAGTGGTTGGTCCAAGGTGCATTGCTTGGTTCGGGTTCAGTCGCTACTCCATTCGCTACTTCATAATAGCCACTTAATAGGAGGGCCTTCCTATGGCTATGCAAACTGATGTTAGATCGAAGCACATGAGCGCGACGGGTGCGGCCATTGCGGGCCGCACCCGTCTTAAGGGGGCTATCCTATCCGCAAACGCGGCTGCGGCGGCGAGGAACGTCCTTTTTATGAACAACAACCCGCAAGCGGGTACGTATAGCATCGCCTCAACCACACTAACAGTTACGGTAGCAAATAATCTCGTTGCCGGTGATAGGGTGTGGCTGGATTTCACTAGTGGAAGCGCTGTGGATGGTGCGTATACGGTTGTTTCGGCTAATGCCACTTCCTTCACAGTTACTACGGCGGCATCGGGTACGGGTAACGTGAATGTCTACTTGACTGTATTGCTGGAAGCCGACAGCTATAATGCTGTGGCATACTCTATCCTTGTTCCCGGCGAAGGCATTGTTGCCGACAATGGGATTTACGTAGGGTTACCTGCCAACATAACTGCTACAGTGTTTTTCGGGTGATATATGCAGAGCGAAAAAGCTTTTGATCTAGCAGGACGTAGCGTATTTATTGCGCTGCCTGCCTATGACTTCAAGGTCTCTTTGAAGTTGGCTATATCGTTGGCTCAGTTCGCGCAGGAAGCTCAGAAGCACGGGGTTGATATTCAGATCGGCAGTATTTGTGGCTGCTCTGTTGTCTCCCGTGCTCGTAACTTGCTCACGCAGGATATGCTGGACTCTGACTGCACGGACTTGATGTTCATCGACAGTGATATCAATTTTGAAGCTGCTGATATCTTCCGGCTGATGGCTTGGACCTCAGACCCTAAGAAGGGTATCGTTGCTGGCGTACCGCGTACGCGTAGCACTACTAAGACATACATCGCCACTCTTGACCACGATGAAAACGGTGAGCTTACGATGAACGGTATGGGCCTTGTCCGTGCTAAGCGCGTAGCTACTGCCTTTATGATGGTCCGCCGCGATGTATTCGAGACCCTTGACGCTGCTCACCCTGAGTGGCGCTATTACGACGAACGCACGGAACGTAGTGTCCCCTGCATGTTTGATTTCATGAAAACTGACGAAGGTTACATCGGGGAGGATTACCTCTTCTGTGACCGTGCGCGTGAAGTAGGCTTCGAAGTTTGGGTCGATCCGACCATCAAGCTAGGCCATATGGGCGTGCAAGAGTATGAAGGTGAATTTGGCAAGGACGTCCTCTATCCGATGATAGTTCCCGTACAGAAGGATGCAGCATAATGGCTAAGAAAGTAGAACGGTTCAAGCGAGGCCGCAGTGTTTCCGGCGATTCTGTACCCCTTCAAAATTTAGATTACAACCTTGTGTCTAGCGGTAGCGGCGGTAGCGGCGGTTTTCGAGTCAGTCCTGCTATGATTAGCCAGCCTTCGTCCCCTACGGCTTCTATAGCCGGACAAGGCCCTCCAAAGGGGTATGGTTTTAAACTTACAAGAAAATTCAAAAAAGGTGGTAAACTCACCGATCTTACCGGTGACGGTAAAGTCACTCGGGCGGACGTGCTCAAGGGACGCGGTGTTCCGGGTTTCAAAAAAGGTGGTTCTGTCTCTAAGCGTGCCGATGGCTGCTGTTCAAAAGGCAAAACCAAAGGAAAGTTCGTCTGATGGTTGACAAAATTGACAATCCGAAGCCGAAGATCGTGCCACTACCAACAAGCCCGCGCCGCGTGCCGCCAAGCTTACTCCCCACCAAGCCCCCATCTAAGGGTAGAGGCATTAAGAAGTATGCTAAGGGCGGTTCTGTCTCTAAGCGTGCCGATGGCTGCTGTTCAAAAGGCAAAACCAAAGGAAAGTTCGTGTAATGGCTAAGACGCCTGCTTGGACCCGTAAGGAAGGCAAGGACCCCAAGGGCGGCTTGAACGCCAAAGGTCGTGCGTCTTTAAAAGCGCAGGGGCAAAATATTAAGCCTCCTGTCAGTGCTAAGCAGGCGAAGAAGTCACCTAAGTCAGCCGCTCGCCGTAAAAGTTTCTGTGCCCGCATGTCAGGTATGCCGGGTCCAATGAAAGACGAGAAAGGTCGCCCTACTCGTAAAGCCCTGTCGCTTCGGAAATGGGATTGTTAAATATGCCAAACGAACACGATGCTCTCAAGTACGCTATAGATGCGGCTTCACTCTTCACGGTTGTCGGGACTATGGTTTCTATGCTCCCAGCAATCGCTGCGTTGTTTACTATTATATGGACGGTAATTCGTATATATGAGACGAAGACCGTGCAAAGATGGTTAGGTAAGGAATAAGATATGGCACGTAAAATGCGCAAGTTCTCCGAAGGTGGCGCTCTAGGTAAGTACAACCGGCGCATGGCGGACATCAAAAAAGATTTCGCAAAGGACTCCGCAGGCAAAAGCGGTCGTGCACTCGAAGTGCTCGAAGCTAAACGCGCTCAGCGTATTGCTGATGCAGAAGACGACCGTGCCAAGCGCACTGGTGGTGACCGCACAGCTACACGCGCCGCAGAGCGTGCCGCAGAAAGTAACCTGACAAAGACCCGCAGGTACGGCGCACCGCAGGCGGTGTCCAAGGCTCCTGACGTTAAACTAAGCGTTACAGAGAGCCTATCTGTACCTAAGATGGATAGCTCCATAGGTAAGAAGCCAGCGGTTACTAAGCCTGTACAGAAACCTGTACAGAAGCCAGCGGATAAGGCACCGGCCAAGGTAAAAAGAACCTATTACGTTAGCCCTGAGAACCGCGCAGCTATCGACGCAGCAGCTAAGAAAACACCTGTTAGTAAGTTTGATAAGGCAGCTTTTAGCGATCTAAAAACCGGTAAAAATAGCTACGGCGCGGCCAACATTGGTAAACCTGCACCCGCTAAGGATAAGGCTAAGACTGAGGATAAAAAAGGCACCGGTACTAACCGGTTGGCCAGAGCGGCTGACCCTAAGGATACAAGCGCTGCTGCTTCACGTGCACGTTTGGGTGCGGCTCTCTCGTACTTGAACCCTTTCAGCTATATCTCAGATGAAGCCAACGCTAGGTTTACTAAGGAACAGAAAGCAAAAGGCTATGCAAAAGGTGGGAAGATCAAGAAAATGGCCAAGGGTGGCGTTACTAAGGAAATGCCTTCGTCGAAGGCTATGGGGAGTATGGGTATGGCAAAAGGTGGAAAAGCTAAGATGAAGCCAGCGGCTAAGGGTAAAGGCAAAGGTAATCCCTTTGCGGCTACTAAGTTCGGCGCTGCAATGATGAAGAAGTCTGCCGACACTAAAGGTCGTGCGATGCCAAAGTTTGCCAAGGGCGGCTCCATCGACGGCTGTGCTGTTCGCGGTAAGACCAAAGCTAAGCGCGTCACTATGGCTCGCGGCGGTATGGCTGGATACAAAAAGGGCGGGAAAACCTGCTAATGCGGCCATCTCGCGGCATGGGGGCTATAAGTAAGTCCAAAAAGCCTAAGGGTATGGCTGCGGGTGGCCTGTATGCTAATATTGCGGCCAAGAAAAAGCGTATTGCGGCTGGGTCTGGTGAGAAGATGAAGAAAGTAGGGGCCAAGGGCGCACCTAAGAAGAGTGATTTTGCCAAAGCCGCTAAGACAGCTTCTTTTGCTGCGGGTGGCGAGTCTAAGGTCAATGAGGCTGGAAACTACACCAAACCCGGTATGCGTAAGGCTATCTTCAATGCTATCAAAGCTGGTGGTAAGGGCGGCGATCCGGGTCAGTGGTCCGCGAGAAAAGCTCAGATGATGGCTAAACAGTACAAAGCTAGAGGTGGTGGCTACAAATGAGCGGACTAGCTAAATCCCAGCAAAGCTTGAAGTCTTGGACCGAGCAGAAGTGGCGAACCAAAAGCGGTAAACCATCGACGCAGGGGTCTAAGGCAACGGGCGAGCGCTACCTACCAGAGAAGGCTATAAAGTCCTTGTCTTCTGCCGAGTACGCAGCGACAACTAAAGCTAAGCGGGCCGGTAAGGCCAAGGGTAAGCAGTTCGTAAAACAGCCAAAAGCTGTAGCGAAGAAGACAAAAGGATTTAGGTGATATGATTAAGTATCCTACCGGCCCTATGCCACAGGGCGGCTTCGGTATTAAGCCACAAACTTTTCCAAGTCAGCCTATGACTCAGCCACCTATGGGCGGCTTCGGTATTAAGCCACAAACTTTTCCAAGTCAGCCTATGACTCAGCCACCTATGGGTGGTTTTGGCGGTCAACCCCAACAACCGGGTATGGGCCAGCAGAGTTCGCCTTATGATATGATGCAGCGTTTCCAGCAAATGCAGCAGCTTGGCGGTATGGGTCAACCTATGGGTCAACCTATGGGTCAACCTATGGGCCAACCTAACCCAATGGACATGATGCAGCGGTATCAACAAATGGCGGGTGGTCAGCCGCAGCAGCCAACTGCACGCGACCTTAACACAGGTGCTCCAGTTGCTGGATATCAACCGCCCAGCCAACCGCAGAATTATACCCCCCAGCAGATGCAACTGACGGAGCATATAAAGCAGCAAATGCAGCAACAGAACCCAATGCAGCAGTCGATGATGCAGGCAGGGCAGCAGGCGATGCAGCAGCAGCAGGATTTCTTGCGCCCGCAAGCCCCAATGCAACAGCAGATGTTAGAACAGCAGCGGATGGCGCAACAGCAACCTATTCCGATGCAGCAGGGTGGTGGTATGGAAATGGGCCAAATGCTTGGTGGTATGGGTCAGCAACAGCCTATGCAGTCGAACCCAATGCAGCAGTCGATGATGCAGGCAGGGCAGGGGGCGTTACGACAAGCGAACCCAATGCAGCAGCAGGTGATGAGACCCCCTGCAATGCCACAAGCGCCTAATCGGCAGCAAGTTGGTTTTGAGTCCTCACGTATGCAAGCCATGCGTAATATGCAACGTCGCGGAGGTCTTAACCGCTAATGGCCACGACTGGCACCGCTACGTTCAATTTGGACCTCAATGAGCTTGTTGAAGAGGCTTTCGAGCGCTGTGGTGCTGAGCTTCGTACAGGTTACGATCTCAAGACGGCTCGCCGCAGTTTAAACTTGCTCACCATTGAGTGGGCAAACCGTGGTATTAACCTGTGGACTATTGACCAAGGCTCTATTGCTATGGTGCAAGGGCAGATTGTTTATGACCTGCCGGTGGACACAATTGACCTGCTGGAACAGGTAATACGTACAAATGCTGGTACAAGTTCAAACCAGCTTGATATCAATATTAACCGTATTAGCGCCGACACGTATATCACGATCCCGAACAAGAATGCTCAAGGGCGTCCTATTCAAGTATGGATCAATCGCCAGTCAGGTGCGACTACGCCAACAGGTGTAAAGAACCCACAAATTAACGTGTGGCCAGCCCCAGATCAAAGCAACTATTATACCTTTTTCTACTACCGCCTGCGCCGTATGCAGGATGCTGGTAACGGTATAACCACGCAAGATATCCCCTTCCGCTTCCTCCCTTGTATGGTGGCAGGACTAGCATATTACCTGTCGCTTAAACTTCCTAACGCTATGGAACGTACAGGGATGTTGAAGCAAATGTACGACGAAGCTTGGGAACAGGCGGCTGACGAAGACCGCGAAAAGGCCCCGCTGCGGATCGCTCCGCGCCAGATGTTTATCTAGGAGGTACGATGCCCAATCCGTTTGCCTCTGGTAAGAAGGCCATTGCAGAGTGTGACCGCTGTGGCTTTCGATATAAACTCAAGCAGCTTAAAAAGATTACCATCAAGACTAAGAGCACCAATATCCTTGTGTGTCCTACTTGTTGGGAGAAGGACCAGCCGCAGCTTCAACTCGGTATGTACCCGGTTGATGACCCACAAGCACTGCGTAACCCGCGCCCAGATGTTAGTTTCTGGCAGGCAGGTATGACCGGGCTTAAGATAAAAACCCAAGGCGAAGTGCCAGCGAGTAATCAATTAGCTTTTGGTGGCCCTAGTGATGGTAGTCGTGTTATACAGTGGGGATGGGGTCCTGTAGGGTTAAATAACCCTTTGGCTTTGCCTGATCTCGTAAGTACGCTAGTAGGTAACGGTGAAGTCGGTACAGTGACGATAGTAACGTAGGAGTAAGTTATGGCTAAGTTCAGTATGAAAAAAGGTGGTAATGAAGTTGGTCCTGCCAGCGTCTACGCCAAACCGCACAATATGAAGGGTGGCACTGCCATCGACCTAGGTAATAACGGCTACCCGAACAAGGTTGCCAACACTCAAACACTGCGTACCCGTGGTACTAAAAACACCACCCGTGGGAACAGCAGCAGCACGAAGATGGGCTAATGAACTACGCTACTCTGTTTGAAACCATTAAGGGGTACGTCGAAAACGACTTCCCCAATACTTCATGGACGGACTCCGCTGGTACGGGGACCGTGACGTTTACGTCTACCGAACAGATTAACACGTTTATTCAAGAGGCCGAGCAGCGTATATACAACACGGTTCAGTTGCTGGACCTACGTAAGAACGTGACCGGTAACGTCACATCAGGTAATAAATACCTTTCGGTGCCTGCTGACTGGCTTGCAAACTTCTCGCTGGCTGTAATCGACGCAAGTGGCAACTATAGTTACCTGCTCAATAAAGATGTAAACTTTATCCGCGAGTCGTTCCCTAGCCCAACCGCTACAGGTATTCCAACTCACTACTCGTTCTTCGATGAAAACTCGTATATCCTTGGCCCTACACCAGACGCGAACTATGCAGTCGAACTTCATTACTTCTACTACCCAGAGTCCATCGTGACTGCTGGTACGTCGTGGTTGGGTGATAACTTTGATAGCGTGCTGCTCTACGGTTCCCTACTGGAAGCTTATACCTTTATGAAGGGTGAGCCAGAGATTATCGCTAATTACCAGAAACGGTATGACGACGCGATGGGTATGCTCAAGCAGCTTGGTGAGGGCAAGAATCGTCAGGATATGTATCGTACACCACAAGCTAGGTATCCCGTACAATGATTGATGAACTTTCTTCTGCTCTAGGCACTGTGCAGGTTATGACCACGAACAACCGTGGTTTTTCTGCTGAAGAACTTGCTGAGCGTGCGCTTAACCAGATTATTAACGTAGGTGATAATGCACCCCCGGTGATTGCGGATCAGGCTCGTGCCTTCCAAGAGAACCTGCGCGAAGTGCTCATCTACTTCATGCGTGAAGCAATGCGCTCGCGTAACGTAACTCTGGCAGCTAAGTTTACCGAAGCTGGGTTTCCTGAGCTAGTTAAAATAATTGATTCTTAAGGAGAATACCCATGGCTATTACACAAGCTATGACAACCAGCTTCAAAGCCGAAATTCTGCTGGCTGTCCACGATTTCCGTAGTACTGGTGGCGACACCTTTAAGTTGGCGCTGTACACTTCGTCGGCTTCGATTGATGCTAACACGACTGCCTATACGGCTACCAACGAAAGTACCGGCACGAACTATACCGCTGGCGGCGCTGCGCTGACTAATGGTGGTGTGACCGCTACGAATACAAACGCTTCGGCTGGTACGGGCTTCACAACCTTCAGCAACCTGACGTTTACTAACGCAACTGTTACGGCTCGCGGCGCGTTGATCTATAACACAACCCCTTCGGCTAACGGCACGGCGAACACCACGCTTACCAACGCTGCTGTGGCTGTGCTTGATTTTGGTTCGGATAAGACTTCGACGGCAGGTGACTTCTCCATCATCTTCCCAACGAATAACAACACCTCGGCTATCATCAGGATCGCATAATGGCACTTGTTCTCGCTAACCGCGTACAGGAAACGACAACTACTACTGGCACTGGCACGGTAACTCTTGCTGGTGCCATGAGTGGCTTCCAGTCGTTTGCGGTTGTTGGGAACACCAACACTACCTACTATGCGATAACCAGCGGCACAGCTTGGGAAGTCGGGATCGGTACATATTCTACCACTGGCCCTACGCTAGCACGTACAACGATCCTGTCCTCAAGTATAGGCGGCGGGGCAATCACCCTCGCGGGCACATCTATCGTGTTTGCCACATACCCATCTGAAAAGTCGGTTAATTACGATGCCAGTGGCAATGTTGGGATCGGTACGACTTCGCCTACACAGAAGTTAGATGTAAACGGTCAGATAATTTCGGACGCAATAACCTCTAGGGGCAATGCCACAGAAGGTGGACAACTTACACTTAACAACGCGGCCAACTCTGCGGGAGTATATTTCTTCGATGTAGACGGTAGCGGCCACGGGCGTGTTTTTACTACTACAAACAACACTAATCTGACACTTGGCCAGTTGGTCGGTACGGGCGGCGTCGTCACGGTAGCTACGAGTGCAGCAGAACGTATGCGCATCGACACCAGCGGCAACGTCGGGATCGGTACTGCGTCGCCAGCAAGTAAGCTGGATATTGCTTCGGGTGACCTACGTTTCAGCAGCACTGCGCAGCGCATTCTTGGGGATTTTAGTAACGCGACAGAAACCAATCGCTTACTGTTCCAAAGTGCGACCACCAACGGTAATACCAACGTCAATGCTATCCCAAATGGTACTTCTGCTACCGCTGGGATAGGCGTGATGAACAACGCTGACCCGACCAACACGGGACGGCTGTCGATGGTCATCAATTCGACTGAAACGTCAATCCGCAGTGCCATCAAGGTTATACGCACTTTGGAGTTGAGCACGGGTAAACGCCCCGACATTGGTCGGAACCATGCGGACAGCAGCGTTGGTATTAATTACGCCAGACACATCCAGCTTATATCCCGGCGAACTCGTACCAATCCCGACGTTGCCGCTGGTGTCAAGCCGAGCGCGTTCTGACCCACCCGTGTAGAACGTCAAAGGAAGGTAAGTGCCTGTCCCGTTAATAGCACTCCGGATTGACGTTTCAGTCGAATTTAAGACCATCCACCGGCCGCCCGTGTTGGTCGGGTCAGCGTTGTTCATCGCGCCTAACCCAGCGGTACCCGAAGGACCCTTTGGGATGACATTGAC